CTACGCGGGCTTCGAGGCCGACAGGGGAGGCTCACACGACTATGCTCAAAGAGCGATTGACGCCTTTCCTTATGATAAGCACTTTGACTGGGTGGTGAAACCATTTTGAACGCGCTAAACACAATCTTACTTCGTGCCCTGGTAGTAGGCCTCGTGCTGATGTTGCTTTGCAATCTCGGTACACTCGATTTCGGCCTGGTGGTCTGGCCGATTACGACCATAGTGCTATGTGTGAGGGAGTATGTCTAGACAGACGGCACGTGAGGCACTTGTCGTCGTTTTCGATGCGACCGGTGAATTCAACCAGGTCAATGGCTATGCACCTCCAGACCTGCAAGGCTACGACAAGGTACTCAATATCTATAGCGACCGGACTCACCATCAACAGGAGAGCCAGGCCTTGGAACACAATTTCTACGTCTTCACCCTGGATGTGCTGGTCAAGCGGTCTGGTGGGGAGACTGCAGAGGACACGCTGGACTCGTTGCACGACACGATCAGATCAACCATCAAGGCTAACCAGAGCAACGCCAATTGGGATTACCTCTCCCTCGAAGAGCCAAGCGATGCGTATTTCGCAGAAATAAGCGGCGTAGCCTATCGAGTGGAGAGTCATAGTTTATCTGTTAAGGAGACAACCTGATGACATCAATCGCAACACGACAGGTCTGTGTAGGCCTACAGGCTGTGGCAGGCACGGCAGTTAACGTTGATACTCTTCTTAGAGCGACCTGTGATCTGAAGCCAAGTGTGAGCAAGATTCACCCGGAGGAAAACATAGGGAGCTATGCGCCAGCACGGCACTACGTGGGCCAGATAATGCCCGAAGGCACCCTTAAGATGGATGCGACATACGAGCAAATCTTGATCCCGCTTTCGATGGCGCTTGGCAATCAGACGGGAGCGAGCGGCAACGGCGCGCCTTATACCTATACCTGGCCTCTGCCGGACGATGTAACTGATGAACCCACCTTCGATTTGTGGACGATTGAGTATACGGATGGCGGCACCTACGTGGTTCGCGGAACGGACGTATTTGCATCGGGCCTCACCATTTCAGGGGCGGCGGGGGAGGGCTGGCAGGTCGAAGCTGAGCTTACAGGCGGCGAGGTGGATCTGCCCGACGCTTTGAGCGCCTCTCCTGCATTGGATGATACCGTCACTCCAATCAAGATGGCTGAGACTCTTCTCTACGTGGACACCGCCTACGCGAGTATCGGCGGCTCTAATGTGGAGGAATTGATCAGCTTCAATTGGAAGCTGGAAAACTACTTGCACACCAAGCAATACGCAGGGGCACTCTACCCCAATGGCAGGGGCACGGCTCCCTGGCAAGTCACTTTGAAGCTTGTTCTGGAGGTAAGCGCGGCTGAGGCTCAGACGTTCGCCGACGCGGTACTGACCACTACCCAATACGCGGTCCGTGTGCGCGGATACGTAGACGCAAACGACTACTGCAACATAGACGGTATGTATATGGTCGAGGAAGTAGACACCCTCGACGAACGCGACGGCAACAACATCATAGCCGTCACGCTGAAGGGCGAGAAGGACGCCAGCGACAACACCGGTTCAATAGTGGTGGTTACGGACGTTGTTTCATACTAGGGGGGACTGGGATGGTCCAATTCAAGACACTTAAATTCAAGCACTATCGGGAAGCGCAGGCAATCAATGCGCGCATCGAAAGCGGAGAGGCGACAGAGGAAGACGTGCTCCGCTTTGCTTTATCGCTCGTTTCGGATTGGGACTTCACCGACGCGGAAACGGGGGAAGCACTTCCGATCGGAGAGTTGGATGAGTTGTCGCTCGATCAATGCGCAGAGGTCAACGGAGCGTTTGCGCAGAAAATGGGGGTAACTGCGGAAGTAAAAAAAGTGAGCGGCGAGCAATCACCCTCTACCTCCACAACCTGAAAGCGGGGCACGATCACCTTCCAGATCTGCCCGATTGGGTGTGGCAAATCGTCCTGGCTCGTGCCTACAATGTCCTGCCATCGGCTATCGATAACGAACCAATGGAGTGGGTGATCAGGCTAACGGAGCTTCTCTACCAGGAAAGCAAACAGGGCATTAAATTGTGGCAACCTCAGTAAGAAAGCTTGAGATCAGAGTCGACCAGACCGGCAATGCAGAGAAAGGCATTGGCCGTTTGACCGACCTGTTTTCTTCGATCCCGGCACCGGTTGGCCTTGCGGCCGGCGCGATTGCGGCAGTTGGGACTGCCACTATCGGAGTTGGCTCAAAGCTAATCGGGCTTGGCTCTGACGCCGAAGAGATGTCATCCAAATTCAACGTCGTATTTGGCACGTCGGCGCCTGAGGCGATTGCGGCCCTGGACGAATTTGGTAATACGGTTGGGCGCTCCAAATTTGAGTTAATGGAGATGGCCGCAACCGTTCAGGATACGTTCGTCCCGCTTGGCTTTGCGAGGGATGAAGCGTCAGGGATGTCCACAGAGCTTACCAAGTTGGCAGTGGATATGGGCAGTTTCAACAACGTGGCCGATGACCAGGTAATGCTCGATCTTCAAAGCGCCATTGTCGGCAATCACGAAACGATGCGCAAGTATGGCGTGGTCATTACCCAGGCCACGTTGGATCAAGAGCTATTAAAGATGGGCGTCGAGGGCGGGATCGCGGCGGCCACAGAGCAAGAGAAGGTTCAAGCGCGTCTCAACTTGATCTATGCTGGCACGTCAGACGCACAGGGCGACGCGACGGCCACGGCGGGCTCGTGGGCCAACCAGATGAGAGCATTAAAGTCCACGCTATCTGAGGCGGCGACCACCATAGGAAGCGAGCTCCTTCCCTTTGTCACTCCTCTTCTGGGTATCATCGTCGACCTGGCAACCACGGCCCTGCCTCCGTTGCTGGAAGGGTTCAAGGAAGTGATGGGCCACCTCAAGGATGAGCTTGGGCCAGTGATCGATGACTTGTTTCAGGCGCTGGGCGAAATCGCCGAGGCCCTGGGCTTGAACACCGGCGAAATGGATTTGCTGACGCTGGCCGTTGAGGCAATGAAGATTGGGATCAGCCTGGCGGCAACGGTCCTTCAGGGGATCGCTGAGGTCGTTCAGGACGTGGCGGACGCGTTGGGCACGCTCCGTGATGCGATTGACTGGGTGATCGATAAGTGGAACGAGATGAAACAGGCAGCCCAGGATGCGATTAATGCCATTCCTGACTGGCTAACCCCTGGCTCACCGACTCCCCTGGAGATAGGGCTAAGAGGTATCGGTGATGCGATGGGCGACGTGAACAAGAAGCTGGGAAGCGGGTTCAAAGGATTTGGGAGCCTTGCCTCTGGAGCGGCGACGGGCAGCGCCACAGGGCATACCTACGTAATCCAATACTCTCCAGTCTTGTCCCTGGCAGACGAATATGAGCTTGAGCAAGCGCTTACTCCCATCATAAGAAAGGCCATGCGTAGTGGCTAAATACAACGAATTCACCTATGGTGATGGGACAAAATATGGAACCGAGGTCTGGGACGCTAATCTCAAATGGACGTTCATAGTGGCCTGGGACGGATACTACGGTTGGGGCAATGAAGCCCAGAGAATGGTCAATTTTACGATGCAGCGTGGCCGAACACAGGCGGTAGGAGAAAAGGGCTTCATTCCTTTTGGTGTCGGAAAAGCAATGGGAGAATTTGACAATGAAGATGGCCGATACGATGCTCTAAACGAGAATAGCCCGCTATATCCACACGTATTACCCGGAAAGTTTACCAAGATCGCGGTGAAAGATGAAACCGAGGGGACCAACTACGCCATAATGTTTGGCGTGGTGGTTGATGTGCAATTGTTCACGAGAGACGGCAGAGAAATGGCCCGGATTGTAGTAGAGGATGGGCTACGTTGGTTTGTCGAGAATACGGTGAACATAGGACTCGCCTCCTCCGCTTCTGTTCCTGCTATCATTTCCTTGCTACAGGATAATGTAGATTGGCCCACACGATGGGGTAGCGATATTTCTTCCCTCCCTGACTATACACAAGTCTATTGGTGGGCGTGGAATGAGCAGGCCTTCAAGGCGCTAACTGACCTAAATAATTCCCAATTATCTGTAGCTTTCCATAGCCGTGAAGGCAATTTTACGTGGCGTCCCATAACGTACTCATATAGACGGTCAATCGCCCTTAATCAGGATGAATTGCTGCGGGACATCGGCAGACCCGTTCCCTGGGAATATGTTAAAAATAGTATTCGCGCAGAGAGCAGGCCAAAGAAATTAGACCTGGTCAACACCGTCCTGTGGGAATTGCAAGACACGCCGTCCATTGACGCAAACGAGACTTACTATGTGGAGGCACAATTTAAGTACCAAGAGTGGGCTCCCTGTGGTAGTTCTATGACATTCGATTTTACAGTCAACGCTGCTGAGGACGGCTCCGGGGCTGACTTAACATCACAATGCCTACTGGAATACGACTCCGATATTGGACCTGGCGCGAAGATATGGATTACAAACCTATCAGGTAGCGACGGTTATATAACCGCTTTATCGGCAACGGGAGA